GAATCTACACTATTTAACTTAGGTAGTGGCCTTTTGAAGGATGAAAAGGGTGGCATGGATTCGGCAACAGCTGAAGCAAAGAAAAAGGTAAACGAGTTTCTCCCAAGTAGTGCTGATGTTATAGCGTCTCAAGCAGCAAGTGGAAACATGGACTTGTTTACAAGAGCAACTCAACAAGTATTCAATCCAAACCTCGAATTAATCTTCAAAGAACCAAAGCTTAGGCAATTTTCATTTACTTTCAAAATGACCGCAAGAGATGAACCAGAAGCAAATGATATTAAAAGAATTATAAAATACTTCAAGTATCACATGGCAGTGAAAGGAAAAGGAGGAGATTTATTTTTAAAAGCACCAGATGTATTTTGGATTGAATATCAAAAGGGAACTGGTGAAACACACCAATCACTAAATCTAATTGCTCCAGGTGAAGTAAAACGAAAAGCATGTGCTCTACAAACTTTTAATGTAAATTATACTCCTTTAGGAACATACATGACTTATGATGATAAAGAATGTACAATGATACAATATGATTTACAATTTGCATTTAGCGAAATCACTCCAATCTATCAAAGTGATTATGAAGAAGCACCAGGAGAAACTCACTCAATAGGATACTAGAATGGCAAGACAATATTTCAGACAAGTTCCAAACTTCAAATACGTTGATAGAAATTACAACAGTAAAAACATTGGTAATTTTACTGAAGTAAAAAACTTATTTAAAAGAGTTAAAATTCGTGATGAAATTTTTGAGAACTTAAACTTCTTTAGTCCATATTCTATCATTGGTGATGAGAGACCTGATAGTGTTGCATATAAACTTTATAATGACTCAAACTTAGATTGGATAATTCTTTTAGCAAATAACATTCTCAATGTTTATGATGAATGGCCTATGGCAAATGAAAACTTTGATAACATTATGCTTGAAAAGTATGGTTCTTACGAAGCATTAAACTCTATTTCTCACTACGAAACCGAAGAAGTTAAAAATTCCGTAGGAAAAGTAATCGTTCCTGAAGGCATTCGTCTTTCTTCAAATTTAGTCGTTGATTATCGCAAAACAATTATCGATGAAGATGGTGGTTACATTGCAAATCCAGATTATGAAAATAAAGTTCCTTATTTTGTAGAGTTTTATGATGAAGGAACTGGTAATGATGTCCTCGTTGCAGACATTACTAATCCAATTACCTTCAAAGAAGTAGAAGAGAGAAAAGAAAATCAAAAAAGACAAATTTATGTTCCGAAAAAAGAATACATTCCTATCATATTAGATGACATTACTAGAATTATGAAATACAAAAAAGGTGCCACCCAGTTCTTGAGTGACACCTTAAAGCAAGGAGATAATATTAAACTCTATAGTTGATCAGTCATCCATAAGTCCTTGGAACTTCGCCATGATGTCGTCATCGTCATCAGAACTTGAACTGAGATTATCCAGTTCTTGCTTCATAGAGGCAGGAAGTTCGGAGGGTTGCTTACTCTTACGGTAAGACGCTTCCAGTTCTTCTGTAACATCATCTTCCTTAGTACGCTTTGGCATATAGGACTCATACTCTTCCTCTTCATCGTGTGATGCAGACTTAGGAGCAACTTTATCAAGTCCCAGAACCATGTTCAGACGCTTCTGAAGTTCATCATAGGTCTTGAACTTATCCTGAGAAACCAGGTCAGCAAGAGAATACTCTTTCTTCCAGATTGCTTCCATTGCATCGTCATCATCCAACAGAGCAGAAGGAGAACCAAACTCAGAGTTATCATAGTTCCAGTATCCATCCTTCTTCACAATCTTCAGTTTGAAGTTTGCACCTTCCCAGAAGTCAAAAGGATTGATTGGTTCTTCATCATCAAACTCAGGTTGCATTGCAGTAAGAATCTTATCAAAGATTTTCTTACCATACTTAAAGAGAAAAACTTTGCCTTCATTCTCAGGATGCAGAGGATCCCTCACAACATAAATGTTGGAGTAATAAGACAGTTTACGCTTCTGCTTACGAACAGTATCCTTATCAGCATCGCTTCCACTGTTCCACAGTTCACGATTGTAATCTGATACGGGATCTTTTTGCCCCAGAGTGGTCAAAGAGTTCTCGATGTACCAACCACCAATTCCTTGGAATCCATGTGCAAACAGTTTTGCGTATGGAAGATCTTCTCCTTCAGGGGGAGGAAGGAAGCGAATCACTGCACTACCAGTTCCACCTTTACCCATTTCTGGTTTCCAGAAACGTTCATCAGCACCGCCTGAACTCTTATTGGACTTCTCTACTTCTTTTACCAACTTCTCAGTAAGAGAACCCAGACGGGATTGTTTTTTAAGATCTGCGAAAGACATTTTGTTACCTCGTATTGTACGTATTTGGCCTTTGTGGATTAGCTTTGGTGCGGATTTCCTAGCCGCTGAATGTATTATAGTCTGCTTATAATTGCTTGTCAATCTCCTTTTTCATTGTTTCCAGAAGTTTCTCCATGTTTCCAAACATGTATGAGATGTCCATTCCTTCTTGCAGTCCCATCATTTTAGCAGAATCTATAATTCGTTCTTTCATTTCTTTTGCTTCTGGATCATCAGAAAGACTCATGCGTGTGTAGAGAACTCTTTGCTTCTCAAGAAGTTTTTGTAAGAGGTTTACATGCTTTATTTTCTGGTCTTTATCCATACGATAAAACTCGAAGACATTACCATAAACGTCTTCTTGCAGTTCAGAAATTTCTGCAAGTTCTGCTCTTACCATTTCTGAGTCGAAAAAACTCACGATACACACTCCTTTAAAATTTTTTTGTATTTGAATATATCAATATGTATGAATGGAGAGTATTTACGAATTCTCATGGAAATAAATTCCCAGATAGGATCTTTTAGTTTCTTATCATAAGTCTTCCGAAGACCCAAAAGTTTATCTAAGATTACCAAAGTTTCTAGAGTAATTTCTTTTCTTAGATACTTTTTAACAATTAATGGATGAGAAGTACCGTTGACTTCAAATAATTTTTGTGTGCCACTATCTGAAAAAAGTTCGTAAACATCGGATTTAAACACATAAGAAAGTGCTTGATTTTTTTTCTTCCATTCGGTGTAAGAAGATTCACCAGTTTTAATAATCTCACCAATCCAAAGAGATTGTGGATCATCACAAGATGCAAAGTTAGATACAAAGAATTCCATAATCTCTTGATCACTCTTCTGGCGACTCATCTTTTCAAAAAAGAATCTATCCTTTCTTTTGTAAAATGATTGAAGTGATGATCTAGTTTTTCCATGATACTTATGATAGTCGTAACTATCTTTCGTAAAATGATTTTTCAATGCTAAGTATGTTTTATAGCAGTTATGAGGATCCAATTTCAAAATTTTAATCTAGCTCTCGATGTTCGTTTAAGGAAATTAAGATCAATTGCTTCGCATTTAATCTTTTCTTTGAGGGGTTTTGGAATTAGTTTAGGAACGGACTCCAAATCAATTTTATTCTTTTCGCAAAAGAAAATTATAGCATCAATGTAACTCATGCTTTCTTCTTTTACAACTACTTCAATTTCTTGAGCGAATTTTGAAGGGCAAAGAAACTTTGACTCAATCTCTTTTGATAGTTCTTTTTTGTAGTCTATTTCCATTAATTTTATTAAGTCGATTGGCAAAATGTCTCTCCCATAATTTAATCAAATGTTACCATAATAACATACTTTGGTCAAGAAGTCTTATCGTTTACAAACTTATTGATGTATTCAATTAACATACGAAGGTATTTTTTCTTATCTCTCTCTTCGTATACTTCAACTTCTCCGTTTTCACATGCCATAATAATCACAAATTTCTTGACTGAAAGTCCAGTCAGTTCGTGAAGCATACAAGCATAAGCACAACACTGAACAAAGTATCCATCAATCCACTCTCGCGGTTTTGGTTTTGCTGATGTCTTAAAATCGACGATTGCTAGTTCTCCATCAAACTCAGCAATACAGTCTACAGTCCCAGCAATACCAAGAACAGTGCTATACAATGCTCCCTCTAGAGCATGAATGTTATTTATACGATTTAGAGTTGGTTTAGAAATCTTGAAAAGAAGTTCTGAAAGTGGTTGAACTGAAGGAAGTTCTTCATTTTTCAGAAAGTGTTCAATCAGTGTATGGGTATCTGTCCCACGACTGGTTGCTCTCTTAGTAATCTTATCTGCTTCTTCTACACCAACTCTTTTTCTCCATTTATTAAAGAAGTCTTTTTTATAATGACTAATAACAGAAGTAATGGATACAAATTTTTGGAGTTCTTCTTCACCTTTTACTTTGTAAAAACGAACTCCATCAATGTGCTCCCTCTCAAGTTGAGGGAGATTCAAATCAACATGTTCAAAAATCATAAATCCAGTTGTGTTTTAAGTTCCTCTTTTGCAACTAAGTATTCTTTACATAGACCAGAACGAACAATGTCCTCAACACCAAATTCAATAATATCAACTGATGGCATTGACTGAAGAATTCTCATGAAGTCAATGATTCCATTCTTTTCCCTTTCTTTGATGAGGTCTGTTTGAGTTGCGTCTCCACAGAACATAATCTTAGAGTCTTCTCCAACACGAGTGATAATTGAATCAAGTTCGTGGAAATTTAAGTTCTGGAATTCATCAACAATGATAATTGCCTTATCAAGTGTAGTACCCCGAATAAATGAGGTACTCCAGAATGAAATAGTTCCTTGTGTTTTCAGATTTGCAAAAAGCATTTCTGCTGCTGCTTCATCTGCCATCTCAAACATGTATTTTACCATGTTCTTGTAAGGAATTTGATAAAGAGATGATTTATCTTCATGATCTCCAGGAAGAAAACCAATCTCTCTAGTAGCAACAAGAGACCTTACGATGTAAATTTTTTCATAAGGTGTCTTTACATCAAGAACATCTAAAAGTGCATTATAGAGTGTGATAAAAGTCTTACCTGTACCAGCAGCACCATAAGCAACGATGTTTTGATCTTTACTGTACTTATCAAATAACTCTTTTTGATTATCAGTCAAAGGATCAATCTTTTTAATAAAGTCTAGATTGATCGGTTTCTTTCTTTTCATAACACGATTACTCATACCATATGGAACTGTACTTGTGCTGATACCTGATGACTTTTTTCTTGGCATATTTTAAAATTAAATTTTCTTTACGTTTGCTTTTGGAGATTTGCTTACTTTATTAAGCACTTCATTCCACCCTGGATGCTTATTGACGAGTTTATCCCTCCACTCACCTACGTCAGTAGCCATAGGTGCGGTAGAAGGATCAGACCAATCCCGTTTCCATTCGGGATTGTCTTTACACCACTGCGTCCATTCATGAACACTCAACTTCACTTCTTTTTGTTCACCAGTCTCTTTATGGACTACGGGATATGTTGCCAAAATTCATTCTCCTGAATAACGTATACGTTATTTATGGACTAAGTTTTGCCCTATGAAGACGCTTGGTCTCATAGTAATCCCAAACCTCTGGTGCCCATTCTTGAATGATAGGACACATTTGCTCACAGAGTGCCTGAATCTCAAGTTGTGCATCAAGTTTTGACCGAAGGTCAAGGAAATGCAATACAGAACGAAGGTTGAATGAAACTACAAAGTCCTGACGGATTCCTTGGGGAAGATAGTCACGGATGTGTTCCTCACACCTACCTTGCTCATAGTCATTTGCATACTCCTTACAAGCAGCCAGAGCGAGTCCCAGCTTCCTTTCACGGTCTTCTTCAGTCCAATCATACTTCTTACCCTTACGGTTGGTGTAGAACCCCGCAGGACGCACGTAGAAGACATCCTCAGGTCTCAGTTCACCCTCTGCAACCTTGAGAACACGACGACCAGTGTATCGTTGCGACTGGACATCAAAACTCACACCCACACGATGAGTTCTTGCCTGAACCATCACATTATGAACGTAACCACTCACATTCAAAATCAGTCCAGGATGCTCCAAAGGACCATAGTGTCCTCTATCGTTTGCAAGCAACTGCTCTACAATCCACTTCCCTGCCTTCTGTTCTTCTGGTGGAGTTTTAGTGTAGATAGGTTCTTCTGAGTAATCTTGCTTTCCCGCATACCATACAATCTGTTGAGGATTTGGGATTGCTCCAAGACTTACAACCTTGAGATTCTGGTCCTTTTCAAGAAGATCTTTTGCTTTTACTGGTTTCATCCTTCGTTCTCTTTCCTCACAAATTTACGACACTTTTTAACTTCTTTCAGTTCATCTTTAATCATCTGGTATGCGTCTTCGGCACTAATACGCTTAGACACTTCCATAGCAGTGATGATTTCAACTCTAGTACCAAAATGCTTTAATGCTTCTTCAAAACAATCTAATTCTTCGTACATTACGGTTCCTCGTAATAATCAGGTTCATAACTTTCACCTTGTTTCATTCCAGAAATAAGTTCATCAAGTTTGACCACATTAGTTTCTTCACCAATCTCAATCTTTAGAAGACTGACTAGAGACTCCATGTTTCTAACAATCAGTTTTACTTTTTCTACATCCATAATAAAAAGTTCACTCCATCCATTTTACATAAAAAAAGGAGGGTAGTCAACCCTCCAAATAGACTATTCTAAAATCCTCCGACATATCCGCTTACAAGTTGCCTGATCATCATCACACTCAATCAAACAATCATAATAATCATTGATCATCTCCGCCTCCTCCATGCTTTTATCTAAAGTATTTTCAAGACGGAGAAAACTTTGTTTCCATCCTGCTAATTGATTATGCGAAATAAGATTATGCATAATAACCTCCAAGGATTAAATTAACTCATAATAAAGATTTGATTTCAGATCATTTTATTCTCACTCCATTATTCTATCATTATCTATGTCTTTTGTGTTGATTCCTTAATAAAAATTTATGCCTATAAAAAAGGAGGGTAGTCAACCCTCCTGATGTTCATTTAAAAAGTAAGTTGATTTCGCAATACAGTAGCGACAGGATTGCTACAGATCCCAGGGATACGATCCCAGAAACTTGTAGTGCTTCCATGATGTCACTTGACGTAAGTGCGACCACGATAGCAGAAGGTGCCGTGGGCATCCTTATGCTCTGCACAGTTTACATTATACTCAACACCACGATAAGCAGTGTGAGAAATCTGTGCGTCGTGAAGTGCAGATGCTTTGTTGATCTGCTTGCGAATCAGTTGCAATGTGTTCATTGTTAGTCTCCTAAAGAAATGGGTTTGTTAAAACGCCGTTCCTTCAGTCGTGTGCGTCCTCCGAAGAAGATGAACGATCCGTTCCGCGACTTACTTGCGTCAGAGTTGCCTCTGATGAACGTATGGTCATTATAGACCTTATACTCTATTTAGTCAAGAGTTTTGTAACATTTAATACAGTTACAAAAAACCTTCACGCGAGAAAATTTTGCCGGATTTTTTCTCGACCAAAAATGGATTTAAAAGTCAATTTTGGTTTTGGGTTCCTTCCTCTACCAGTTTAGTTACATAAGTTTCAGTGCCATCCATAACTTTAACATCATAAATGGGAGACTTCATATACTTCTTAATCTTCTTATACTTTTTTAGAAGTTTATCAACTTCATCTTGATTAATTTCAAGTTTAAGTTCTACCTTTTTCTTACTACCAAATCCTTCACTCATTTTTTTTTCTTGTCGTCTGGTGCCTTGTATCCCCAAAGTTTTGGGTTGATTCTTCCTTCTGTTTGAGTAATGTTAATCAAATCTTTTCTGTACTTGTCCCAATACTCATCAAAAATATCTACTCTCTTTTGACAAGATACGATGTCAAAATGTGTTGCTCCATCTTGAAGATACTCAACAAGATAAGCGTTACTTGGAAGTGATCTGTCTTGAGAATTACTTGGATCACAATCAGAATGAATTATTCTAATTCCCTTTGACATTAAATCAGTTCTCCCACCTAATGTCGGGGTATGCTTCTTTCACATGATCGAAGGTGATGTTATAAACATCAGTAAGTGCCTTATCTTTTGTGAGGATTAGAATCTCTGCTTCTTTTGGATGAAGTCCTTGAAGAATGTTGATAAACATCGTCTCACGACGAATGGATGAAAGGGAACGATTCCCATAAACATTTCCCTTTCTCACAAAATTAACAAGTTTTTTAAATTCTCTTCTCAAAGAGGTTTTACCTGTCTTCATGTCTTCTTCAGCACCATTGTAAGAAATAGAACGATCTCCAGTCAATTGACTATTCACATTTGCACTGAGAGTTCCACCAACAGCAGTCATCTCACGAATGTCTGCAAAAGGAACTTCTCCTTCTGGAAGAAGTGATACAATGTTTTCATCAAAATTCCAAGTGAAGACAGCAATAAGAGCATCATTACGATACTCTTTGAGAACTTCTACTTTCTTTGCTTTACTTCTTTGCTTGGAAGCAAGTTCAAGAATCTCATGTTGAAAGCAATTCCTATCCAGTTTCGGAAGAGGAGTTGCTTTCCTTGTTGTTTTACTGACGGTTGCTTTTCTACTCGTCGTCTTCTTCGAAGCTGTCATAATTGTTTTCAAATCTCACTGCTAAAATTTCATCTGGAATAATGTTCCCGTCATTATCAAAAAATTCGGGATGCATATTGATTGGTTGGTTTTCCAGGAATGTTCTATTTGCTATCCAACCTACTATACCACCGACCACAAAAAATAACAATGTCATCATTACGGCCATGGTGAGCATAAATGCTTGTTCCATTTTTTTCTCCCGAGAGTTACCTTCTATTACAAGATGCTCCCGAAAAGGAACATCTAAAAACTAAACGTTTTCCTAGTGTTCCTCCATTCTATCATTATTTAGTCTTCTTTTTACGCCTTCCAGGTCGTTTATCATAACTATACTTTTCGGCATCATCAATTATAGCACGAAGATAGTTTTTTATCTTTCTTGCTTGTGGTTTTGAGATGAACCCATAAGCTTCTCTAAGTTGTTTATGAATCTCATCAGAACCACCGACTAAGTATTCGTCCAAATCACCAATCAAACTATTCAGTTCAGTGATTGTAGAACTCTGAATGAAGTCATCAACTTCTTTTCTTTTTGCTCCACGAACTTTTAGATAATCATAGAACTTTAAAACGAATTGCCCTTCGAAGGCATAGTCGATTGCTTTCTCGACATCAAAGTAAATTTCCCGAACGTCTTGTTCCATTAGATTAGTTTGTTTTCTCGAAGATACGCTACAGTTTCGGTACAACCACCAAGATGAGTTCCATCATCAGGACCCTCAACATTCATTACAACTTGAGGGAAAGTTGATCCTACACCAAATTTATCGTAAAACTCATCTCTTGTAAAGTCCCTGTCTAACTTATAGACAACGTATCTTTTTTCTGATAGTTCAAGAACTCTTTGAACTTTGGTGCAGAAAGGGCAACCATCTTTAGAATAAACTGTAAAATTCATAATAACACAATTACTAATAAAGGTACGGTGATTGAAAGAAATGCTAATAATGTCCCCCCCACTTCTTGAAGTAGGGGGGTAATACTGTGATGATCCATTAAGTTTTTATTTTTATGTATTGTTTTACTAACTTAAACAATACCAGACAAGTCCTACATTTACAAGTACGGAAAGAACTACAGCAATTTTAAGTCTCTTTTTTGCTTCATCAGTTTCTTCACCAGTAATCTGTAGTGCCATCGTATCTCTGACGGCATTGATACGATCATCATCGTATTGCTTAAATGCTCCTCGCTTTTCTACTTTCTTATAATAGTGAAGAGCATTAAGAATGATCGTATAATCTTCGAATGATAAAAGAAATCTATTCATCCATCTTCAGTTTCTTACGTAACTCTCTCTCCATCTTAGCATACTTTCGATTCATCATCCAGTTTGTAATCGGATTCCTTGGATGAAGTTTTACCATCAAGTAGTATCTTGTAATGTTTAATTGAATGACTTGGAGTTGGAGTTGAATGTATTTTGCTACATTTTCATCGGTGACTATAAAGTACGCAACAAATGCAAAAATAATAAGAAGAGTTGAATTAACTGGGTTCATAAGTCTTGAGTCCTCTTAAAACATACTGAGTTAAACATTCCCATTTTATGTCGAAGTTTAACTTTCGTATGTTGAGAGTGAACTTCTACTTTTTCTACTGTGTATTCTCTTCCAAGAATTAATAATGATCTTGGGTCATCATTATTACCCCACCTAATCTGCTCTTTACTACATCCAATATACTCTACTATGTCGCCTTCTTTCATTGGAACATTCCTCTATCCTTCATAAAGTTCAATGTCTCCTTCATGTCTCCAATGTGAGTATAACCTAAAGAGACTTGAGGGTATGTTGCTTCTGAACCAAACTCAGATTCAAATGCACGTTGACTAAAGTGCTTATTCAGTTTGTATTCTAAAATCTCAACATCAAGTTGTTTGAGTAGAGAGGTCATTCTCTCACACTCTTGACTGCCGTTTGTGTAGATTACTGCTTGTTTAGTCATGTTCAATAATAATACGTTGCTTGACTTCACCTCTACTATTTACCACAGTTTGTCGGATGACTTTACCACATAAAAGTTGTTCAATCTTTTCTACAAGATTATCAACAATTCCTTCGTTAGCTACCTTACGCCAATCACCATTAATCATGGGTTCATTATGCATCTTTTGATACTGGTGGTTTGCCAGATTATCTAGAAAGTCACTAGTCACGTTGCCTCCAATCGTCTGGTTTGTCTTGCTTAAACCAGTCTACAATCTCGTCTGCACCACTAAACCCCGTTCTGTGATTAGATGGGTCGGGGTCTCCTAGTCCCATCTTATTCATAAAATCGTCCATACTGCCCTCCTCAATACCCTTAGACTGGCGTCTTGCTTTGTTCAACCAATCTCTAGCAGTAGTATGAGCCTTGGCAAGTTTCTCTGCCCAGATCATGTCTTCTAGTTTTACTTCTTCATTATTAGCAATCTTTTTGCAAATGAATTCTAACCTTAGTCTGTATTGAGTAGACAGCATTTTAATCCCGCAGTTTTAGTTCTAAATCTTCTAACTTATGATACTCTGCATGTGCTCGTTCCTGACGCTCACACACAATGCTTAAAATATCATTCATGATTACATCATTATCTTCGTAATCATCAAGATACTTATAGATGGCTTCTTTCAGGTATCTGTACCTGTGCCATTCTGGCGAATAAGGTTTGTACATAATAATTTACATCACTTCTGTATTTATTTCCATCGAAGTGACTCAACATACTCAAGAACATTCTTTCGAACATCCATTAACTCATGATAACACTTTTGATTGTGAGCACATTGACGCAATGCTGGATCTGGTTTCAAAACAGACTCAACAAATAAATCTAGTCCCCTATTCCATTTTTCTTGCTTGCTTTCACCATCGTCAATCGTGTACTGATCTTTCATTTTAGTGTAGTGTTAAGAGAACAATTTGGAGTTACTTTTTTAATCTCAGTAATCAATTCTTCTTTGATTTGAGAACTTAGGTATTCATCAGTTCTAATTCTATCAATGATACCCTCACTATCTGAACAAGATAGTTGTACAGATAAAAATAATTCTATCATACTAACCTCCTAATCTCTCATTATTTAACAATTTTCCAATGATCACTGTTTTGTTTGTGAACCCATGTGAAGTATTGTCCATTGATAGATTTCAAAAAATACATTTCATCTGTTTCTTCTTTAACCTCACATCCATGAAAAGAATTCATGTCTGAAAAGAAACGATACTTTGCTTCTTTACTAATAGGAATCAGATTTACAAATTTCCTTCTTGTTTTCATAATGTCTTTAAGTAATCTAAAGCTGTTTCTTCAAACCCGACAAAGGTATTATACAGAGATAGGTTTGGTTGTGTCAAGTACTTATAGAGACCCTCTCAGAGGCACCTAGAAGCGTCTGTAAGGGCATTAGAGAACTCCATTAAGGACTAGACCAGTTACCCTTGTACCCCATTGTAGGAAGCACATAAAGGACGCAATGAAAATGAGTTTCTCTGTGGAGTTCACTTGTCTCTTATAACTGCACATACTATAAGACCCCACAGGGTCACTGCAGGGTCTTAGGGGTCAGTTTAAAGAGTGGTTAGATTCCATACCTCCCTCTATGTGCATTATAGTTTTGTTTGATTTCTGATGCTGTGAGTGCTCTATTGTAAACTAAAGTCTGAGATATTTTTCCATCAAATTCACTAAGAGCACCACTCGCTGTAGCACCTATAGTAAAAGTATGTGTTTGATTGGATGCTGTTCCCACAGCAAGTGTAGTTACAAATTGTCCATTTAAATATCCATTGGCAGTAGTTCCATCCCAAGTAACAACAACATTATACCAAG